TAAATCAACTGTAACAAAAGATGTTACTATTCTAATAAATGAGAGTGGAATAGAATCAGCGAAAGTCAGAAAGGCTCGCGAGTCTGGCGTTACTATAATAACAAATCTCTCAGATCTCACAGGAGAATAACTATGGCTACTTTACCTAAGTGGACCGATGAGCGTACCGACCAGCTCACTAACTTTGTCGGAGATGAAAGCCCTGTATCACAGGCAACTGTAGCAGAAGCTGCAGAAGATCTCGAAACCTCTACTCGTTCAGTTTCTAGCAAGCTGCGTAAGATGGGTTTTGATGTAGAACTGGCATCCGCCTCCTCTACTCGTGCGTTCACTGATACTCAAGAGTCTACTCTTGAAGCGTTTGTAACGGGTAACTCAGGTGAGTATACTTACGCTGATATTGCCGGTTTGTTTGAAGACGGACACTTTAGTCCTAAGTCTATCCAAGGCAAGATTTTGTCTATGGAACTTACTGCTCATGTCAAGCCTGCTCCTAAGGTAGAAGCAGTTCGCACTTACAGCCCTTCTGAAGAAACTACCTTCATTAAGATGGTACAAGACGGTGCTTTTGTTGAAGCTATCGCTGATGTGATGGGTCGTTCAGTAAATTCAGTACGAGGCAAGGCTCTCAGCCTTCTGCGTTCTGGTGACATTGATGCCATACCACGTCAGGAGACTACTAAGTCTTCTTCCGCGTCTGACCCTCTTGCCGATATTAGCGATATTGGTAACATGACTGTTGAAGCTATTGCTGAGACTATTGGTAAGACTGCTCGAGGTGTTAAAACTATGCTTACTCGTCGTGGACTTACTGCGGCTGATTATGATGGGGCGGCCAAAGCTGCAAAAGCAGGCTAATATAGTTGAATATTGCAAGTGCGTTAATTAAGCAAGTCTTAGTGCTCCAAGATTTTGAAACTTGGAGCATGACGCACAAGCATTACCTTTCATCTGAGTACCACAAGCTCTACTCTATTATAGATAATCATTGTGAGAAGTACCATAAGATTCCCACAATTGAAGATTTAAAGTTTGAGATAAGAGATGGTGCTGTTAAAGAGCAGCTTTTTGCTGTAGAAAGTATAGAAGTACAGGCTGAGCCTTACATGCTTCTACAGTATTTAAAGAACGAATACGCCCAACAACAGATACTACTTTCCTTAGAAAACTATGTTGAAAACTCTGTAGCCTTTGAGGATGCACAGGAATCTGTCAATCATTTACATGAGATTGTACTTGATATAGAGACTAAAGTTGATTTGGAAGATCCACAAGAGAGTATGCAATCGATTACTCTGCATGAGCCTGACGAGGATATAGCTAAGTATGTAGCCTTTGGTCTCAACACAGAGTATGACTTTGATATACAATTCTCTCCCCGGGACTTAGTACTAGTTGGTGGTAAGAGAGGTGCAGGTAAATCTATTGTCTGTGCCAATCTTGCTAATAATGTATTCGATTCTGGTAAGACTGCTATCTATTTTACGATTGAGATGGATAGCAGGTCTATTCTACAAAGATGTTGTTCCATAGCTACTAGTATACCTTTCTCTCGTATTCGGACTAAGAATCTGAATATAGTAGAGTGGGAGAAAGTAGCAGTGTGGTGGGCCAACAGATTTGTGGGTGGACAAGAAAAACTCAAGAACTATAGAGAGACTCGTAACTTCGACAAATTCCATGATGAGTTGAAGATTGACTGTAGTCTGATACCTGACAGGCAAATTGACGTAGTATACGAGCCTTCTCTTACTCTTGCAAAAATCCGAGCCGAGCTTGACAAGAAAGTCAAAAGGGGTAATGTTGGTATGATAATTGTTGATTATATTAATCAAGTTAAAAGATCAGCAATGCCTTCTCGGGGAGGACAATACGACTGGACAGAACAAATAGAAGTAAGTAAAGCATTGAAGTCGATGGCACAAGAGTATGAAACCACTGTATTCTCTCCCTATCAAACTGATGCAAGCGGAGAAGCTCGCTTTGCAAAAGGTATACTTGATGCTGCTGATGCAGCCTACACACTTGAAGCTTGGTCTCAAGAAGACAAGTGCCTCACCCTTAACTGTGTAAAAATGCGAAATGCAGCAGAGAAGTCTTTCACTTCCACTATGGACTGGGAGACATTGAAGATAGGACCGGATACTGCTCTAACTCCTAAAGAGAAAGAGGACTCTTCCCATGTCACCGGTGAAGAAATAAATGATATCTAAAAATAGTTCTTGACTTTTACACGTTCTTTTAGTATAATAGTCTTTCAACTTTCAAAATAGTAAGGAAATTAAATGATTGTTCAAGGCAGTATGCAATACACTACAAGTGGGAGAAAAATGGGCAGCAAGTCACGACGTAAAAGACGACAAGTATATCATTGGAAGACAACAACAGAAGCACAACCTATTGCACCAGTTAACTGGAGACAACTCACAGAGTATCCTTCTGCAGAGCTAGGCTCACCCAACCCAGAAGAGACTGCTGCAAAAGATCACTACGTTAGCAGCAAACATACCATTGCCCCTGCTTACAATAAGGGAGCTTACCAAGTAATCAGTAGCGAAAACATAAAAGATATTGGTAGATAATGAACGTAGAAGAATTATTAGAAAGTAAGAGAATAGCA